TAAAAAAGACCTCTATCAAAAAATTCATATAATGATGGTTGGTATAAGAATTGGAAAAAATTGTGCAGATCGTTTACAAGGAGCAAGATCATGAACACAGTCTATGATGTTTACCAGTTCTTCTTCCATATCGGCAGGTATGGAGATCACAAAAGAATCGCAACTTTTAACAATAAAGCAGATGCACAAAGACGAGTAGACCAAATATGGTCTACTGGTCGCACAGCTTCTATTAAAACTAGAGAGGTATAAAATGGAAACTCTTAAAGACTTTCTTATTTCTACTGATCAAGACGGATTGCCACATAACGATAGAATTATAAGAAATTTAGATTCTAAAATTATCAAAAAATATAGCACATCAGGTTATGTCAAAGATTTTCCTTTTACACAAAAAAATATATATTCGTGGGTTGTTATAGAGGACGGCACAGCTTTTGCTTTAAATGAAAGCTCGCGTGGTCGTTACATTGTGGTTGGTAAGAAAAAAGTTATTATTAAAACTAGAGAGGTATAAAAATGGAGATGGATAAAAAAATGATCTTGGTTGATCTTAAAGTTCAAATTAATTATTTCAGACGAGCAATGGAAGAAGCACAAATATCTTTTGCTAAAACCCAAAAAGCACACGAAGTTCTCATGGATAAAATTGAGAAAGGAACTGAAGCATTAATGGATGTGTTTGAAGATATAGAGAAGTCTCATGATAACTAAAGATCAACTTAGAGAGCTAGACTCTTACATTCATGAGATTGATATGTGGGAACTGGTTAAGTCTTATAACAATGTCTTAACTGACATAAGCAAATCAAGGATTGCCAATAAGCATCTAGGTCAAACGCCTGAGTCTGTTCTTATTGAATATCTTTATTTCAAAAATACTGAAATGCGTAACGAACACGAACAATCTAAACTAGGGATATAGATATGACCGATAACAATGATGAATTTGGAATCTTAAATGCAATGGAAAAAAAAGTTGTTAAGCTTTCTATAAAGTATCAAATGGATTTTATGTCAATGACATTAGAGGAAGTTAAAAAAGTTGTAACCAAGAATGAATGGCAGGACTTGCACGACTTTATAAAAAACGGTTGTAAAGATAGGGTGTTGCATTGAAAGAAATTGAACAAATAAAAATGCGTAAAGATATTGAGGTTCTAAGAGATAAATACAATATACGAATACTTAATCTTGCAAGAAGAATAGGTTTAAAAGAAACTAATCTTAGAAATTTTATGAATGGTAGGATTCTTATAGATAGAAACCATGAAATAGTAAAACAAGGACTATTAGAGGTTAAGCAAGAACTAAAAGAAGCTGAAGAATATAAAGGATTTGATTTTTAAGCTATGGAAACTTTTATAAACATAGTAGTAGGATTATTAGCACTATATGGTGCTTGTGGTATATTTTTGGCAATGGTTGTATGGATAAAGGGCAAATTATAGGGGTAACTATGTATAAGAATTTATTTAGAAAAGATACGGTAATAATGAAAAAAGCATTAAAACAGTATGTGAAAAATAATACTGTTAAAGCTGATGAGCAATATTCTATTGATAGAATTATAAAAGAACTAGATAAGCCTGAAAGAGATGCAGATATTTATGCAGAATTTGCAGGGTTTATGCTTAAAGATTTACTAGCTAAGTACACGCTTATTGATAAAGAAGATAACAAAGTAAATTAGGGGGAAACTATGAGTTATATATTTTGGTTAATAGTGCCAGTAGCAATATGGATGATGGCTTGGATTATTATTGATTTTATAGTCAATGATAATACGGCTCATGAGTTAGAAGATATTATTAACTGTAAATGGACTAAAGATAATGATTATTAAAGAAGCATATAACAGTCAATTAAAAGACAGTTTGGTTGCACAAGGTTCTTCTTGGTCTTTAAAGTTTCAATGTTTTGTTGAGCTTGTAAGAAGAAGATTTAAAGGTATAAAAATAGGAGTATAAATATGGCTGATTCAACATATGTTGGTGATTACTTTGATGTAAACATTTCTATAGAAATAGAAGATAAAAAAACAGGACAACTTATTAAAAAATTTAAAAAAAGGTTAGAACGTGATAACGATTCAGAAACAGTTATACACGACTTTGATAATGACTTGCATGGATTTATAAGTTGTCATTTTTCAAAGCTTAAACTTGGACCAGTAGAGGATTTATAATGAGAAAAAAAGATGCAATGGATATTAAATTTGAAAAAGGTCTTTTCTATTTAACTGAAAAAGATCATGTGAACATCAAAAAAGCAATACATTATTATATATCAAATAAACAATATGATACTGCTGAACAGTGGGATGATATGTTGCAACTTTTTGGCGATCTAAATAGGTCTAATGAAACTAAAGAAATTGATGAGTGGTATATATGATTGTAAACGGAATTGAAATACCCAAGCATTTACAACACTTACCAGTAAACAGTTTATTGGCACTTATATATATATTTAGAAATAGAAGCTAATGAAACAAGCAAATTTATTTAATATACCTGAAGCATCTACTTGTGATACCGAGTGGGTGAATATGCCTGAATACAATAATGTCAAACAAGCAGAACCATACATTACAGCTACATTTAAGTTTAAAAACGAGCATGATTACAATGTTTTTAAAGACTTGGTACAAGAACATTTATATAAAGGCGAAAAAGTTTTTGATGGAATGCAAAAAATTGATAAAAAAAGTTCTTGGTTTCCGCATAAGCAAAAAGCAAGCTCATACATTTATAAATCTAAAAAAACTACAAATCCTAGATTTCCAGTTTATATTGTAAGCAAGGGTAGATGGGAAAGAAACCCAACAAGTCGTGCATTACAAGAAATGAATGTTCCTTTTTACATGGTTGTAGAAGAAGATCAATTTGATGACTACAAGACACTGGTTGATGAAGATAATTTATTAATTTTGCCAAAAAAATATTTAGATGAATATGATGTGTTTTGGGATGATGATGACCCACGCAAAGGACCCGGCTGCGCAAGAAACTTTTGTTGGGACCATTCATTCAACAATGGCTTTGATTGGCATTGGGTTATGGATGACAACATTGAAGCCTTTGAAAGATATAACAATAATATGAAAGTAAAATGTCTGACTGGCGCACCCTTTTATGCAATGGAAGATTTTGTTTTGCGCTACGAAAATATTGCACAAGCAGGTCCTAATTATTCAATTTTTTGTCCTGCAACTGATGGCAGACCTCAATATAAACTTAATACAAGAATTTATAGTTGCTTGTTAATTAACAATAAAATACCTTACAGGTGGAGAGGTCGCTACAATGAAGATACTGATTTATCACTAAGAGTTATGAAAGATGGTTGGTGTACAGTTCAGTTTAATGCTTTTTTACAAAGCAAAAGAGCCACACAAACATTGAAAGGTGGTAACACAGAAGAATTTTATGCTAAAGATGGCACATATAACAAAAGTAAAATGTTAGTAGAAATGCACCCTGATGTAGCTTTTTTATCAGATAAATGGAACAGAGTTCATCATCATGTTAATTATCAACCTTTTAAAAAAAATATTTTAAAAAAGAAAAATAGTAATAAAAATGAAGTTAAAGAAAATAATTTTTATATGTATTTAGAAACAGTAGAATCCTAATGAACACTTACTGCTATTCTTGGCAAGCAGAACTCAGTGAAGAACATTGTGAAGCTATAAAGCTTTTGTTTGCAGAGGGTAATGTTAAAGAAGCTGAGATTGGCAATGTTGCCAACATAGATAAATCAATACGATCTTCTAATATATTGCCATGTCCTTTTGATTCTGAAAATGGTATTTATCTTGATAGAATCATGAGTAAATATATTACTATGGCTAACAGAGAATGTTTTGGTGTTAATCTAAATGGTTTTAAAGAGTTCCAAGTAGCTAAGTATGGTGCAGGTGATTTTTATGACTATCACATGGACTCTAATATTCAAGATAACAGATCACAAAGAAAGCTAAGTATCACAGTGCAACTATCTGACAGCATAGATTATGTTGGTGGGGACTTTGAGTTCAGTAAAGATATAGGCAAGCTAGACAAAAAGAAGCTTAGAGAGAAGGGAACTATCTTAGTCTTTCCGTCTTTTCTTTATCATAGAGTCACTGAGGTAACTAAGGGCGAGAGATTCAGCCTTGTTGGATGGTATGAGGGAAATGACTGGATTTAGTTTACTTTTCGCTAGAGTATTTGATATTAAGTCCTGACAGAGTACAGAGTCGGTTTTTTTCATCAATGCCTTTATCTGTGAGTTGAAAATTATTATCAACTTTCTCTACAAAACCATGCTGTACAACTTCCTGTAGTAGCTCCTGTGGCGTTTCTTCTTTGAACATAACACTTAGTATCACTCCAAGCCTTTTGTTCTGTGTCTTGCTTAAAGCCATTTATACATGTTCCCAACTTTTACCCTCAAACAAAAGTGCTTCTGCTTCTCGTCTGCGAATCAAACCATCACTGACCTGACCATTGACCTTATTCCATCTTTTCATTTGATAAGGAACGCCCTCATAGTCTGCTTGATTGAGAACTTGAATCATGGTGCTGTTTTTAAAGTTCGTTGGTCCTAGGTTAAATACCCATGCAACCAAAGCATCAAACTGGTTTTGATGTAATGGAACCGTAACTAGATCATTAATATAAGGCTCATATTCTTCTTCTATTTCTTCTTTTAAAATATAGCTTGCGTGTTCCATTGTCCATTTGTCATGTGGCTGAACTGTTCTAGTGTGACCATAGCCTATAGTCAGTACGCCTGCTTGACACTTGTAAGGAACGGCAAGACCACCTTTTGTTGGGCAACCCTCAAACTTTTTAATTAAAGATAATCCTTCATCTGATAAGTGCATTTTAATTACCCCATGTGCCGTCATCTCTGACTTTGGCTGTTTTTGTTCCACCATGATATTCCACAGCATGACCTTCTTTAACAAGCATTTTACAAATATCTTTACCATCTTCCGTATAAGGTATAGCCAATATACGACCATATTTACCTTTGCCTAATGATTGAATTTTAAAAGAGCCTACACATAATTCTGAAAGTCTTGCTGATGCTTTCTTGCCTAATGCTTTTTCTTCTAGGTTGCGAGTCCTTGACTCAGGTGTGTCTATTCCTGCTAACCTGCACCGTTGCTTGTGTAGTTTTACTGAGAAGCCAAGGTCTAAAGTGACATCAATCGTATCTCCATCCACAATTTTTTCTAGGATTGCGTTATAAACAAATGGTGTAATTTTTGCCATAAATAAGTAGGTGCTTCTGCACCTTATGTTTTACTGTTTAGCTTTGCCGATATTAAGTGCAGCCAATTCTACCATTTTGTAAAGCTTGCCTAGCATCTTATCGTCTTTAGGTGTTGGAGTTAAAGCACAAGTTATAGAAGCTAATGTTACTACCATTGTGATTATACCAATCCATTCAAATATCATTCCCATATTATTCTCCTATATAGAAAAATTTAAGGCTATCAGATTTATTCGTCTTTTGAAAGTTTTTCCGTAGTTACTTTTCGGTAGTAAACCACTACATCTTTGAGTTCTGTTATGTATCTTTTGATCTCTTGCATGTTATATGACATGACTTCGTAGTCAGGAATAGTCATAGCAAGAAAGACTAACTCTCCCTCTTGCTCCTCAATGAGAGCCAGTTGATCTTCCCAATTATCAGGTGTTACAGCTATCCATTGTGGTTGTTTTAGATCAATTTCTCTCGGCATAATAGGTTGAACTATCTGCCTTTCTATTGGTTTAGCTGATACTTGTATCTGCTTAGTTGGAATTAGGCTGCAACTGCAAGCCACTATCAAGATCATCAACATCACTGCTGATCTGCTCAATGTTTTCCATGATATGTTTTGTACCATTATTTATTTTCCTCTGCATTTCAATAGGGTCGTTTAAGATTTTAGCAGTCAATTCATAGTTTTGTATAAACTGTGTATATCTGTTTAATTCTCTCTGTGCTTCTTGACTTTTAATTGTAAGGTCTTGCATTTGTTGTGCCTGCATTTCAAAGTCTGCTTGAATTGTTTTGATCGCTTCTTCTTGTGTGGCTACTGCACCTTCTAGTGCTGAGTTATTAGCTTGCAGTATTTGATTTTGACTATGAAGATAATAAGTTGCACCACCTAAGACTAATATAATTCCTACTAATAATTGTTGCATTACATGTCCTCTATGATGTAGTTCAACCCACCTGCACTTCTATACTCTATGGTTTTATTTGCAAGATTACGAAACTTTAAATGATTCTCTTTTTGTTTAATAATTTTTTTTGCTATATAAATTTTATCATCTGAATCACCATACTCTTTATTAAAAGACACACGAACCTGATAACGAGGTCTGAAATATCTAATTATTTTCGTAAGTATTTCTTGTCTTTCCATGTGTATATTTGCAATGGTTTTGATTTACCTTTAACAATTATAGGTTCTAAGGGTTTCAAATGATAGCCACAGTATTGTTCTGTCTGCTTACCTATCAATATATCTACATTCCTTTCTTTTGTTGCGCTCTCAAGTCTTGCAGCAACATTAACAGCATCACCAATAGCTGT